CACTCGCCCCACTGCCCGTGATGTAGATGTCGTACGCCACGAGGCCCTTGGTGTCGCGCTTGCCCTGATCCCTGGCTTGCGTCATCGCGGCGAGACTCACCACACCCAGGAACGGCGGGGTCTTGCCGTAGCGCAAAGCGGTTTCCGCACTCTGGCGTTTGATGATCGTGACCGCACCCGGAGACGTGACCCCCTTCGAGGCCAGGAGTGCCGTGTAGTCGGTCGCGAAGTTGGCATTCGCTACGCTGTAGGCTTGCTCGACTTGGTCGTGGATCATCGGGAGATCTCCTGCATGACCAATCTCCCCAGCAGGCTCAGGACTTCCTCGCGGCGGGATTGCAACGCCTTGAGCGCGAAGAACACACCGGGGACGTGGCCGATGGCCCCAGCGGCGCGGCGTTCCTTCAAGCCAGTTCGTGCCGAAGCTCGTGCCGCTCGGGTGAGTTTCTTTCCCTTCCGGGTCGGACCACGCGCAATGATGTTGTGCCCACTCTCCACGAGATGGCCGTACGGCACCAGCGCCCCGATGCCCACTTCCACACCCTGGATAAAGCCCTGCCGTATCCGCTTGGTCCGTGTCTCAAAGCGCCGGCCGAGTTTCCCGGTCCGCCCCTTCGGAGCAGCCGCACGCAACGACCTGACCACAGGTGTCAACGCCCGAGGGGCGTTGCGTTCCAGCGCGGCCCACCAGCGCTCGGGATCGAGCGCGCGGGACAATTCGCGGTCTCCGCTGATGACGAACGTCTCAAGGCTCATGCGATCATCTCCCGCGCGAGAATCACGAGTTCGCGTCTGCGTCCGTCCGGATCAATCGCGGAGATAATCCCGAACTTCCGCGATGAGTTTGGTCGCCCAATGCGCCAGCGGGGACTCACGTCCGCGCGATACCGGATGCGAATGCGGTATTCCACTTCGGCTGTTAGGCCGCCCCGGTCCGTGCCCGTGAGTCCTTGCATCGAGCCCCAGACCGTGGCTTGGACCGGCCAAGGAACGGAGGCTTCGCCAGCGGTCACTGTTTCGCTCGGCGCTTCCAGCGTCAGCCGCTGTCTCAGTTCACCGATTCTCACCGAATCACCCCAGCGAGCCGCACGAACGGCGCAAGCAACGCTTCTGCCGCAAACGGCAGTTCGCTCGTGATGTTGCCGATGTTCACGGTCTCGCGGTTCTCATACCAATGCCCCATGAGCAGCAGTAAGGCTTGGCGAATCTCCAAGGGAATCGTCGTTGGGTCTGCCCCATACCCAGCGGTAAACTCGATCTCGACGGCATCGGGCCGGCACGCGGTCGTCGGATATTCCTTCTTGTGCGCCAGATAGACCCGACCCGTAGTGGCGTAGGGTCCGGCTGGTGCGTCCACGACGTATTCCGTTGTCGGCCACACCGTCAGCACATCATCGGGGTCCCGGTACTTCACCGACACCACCGTCAACAGCGGCGCGACCGGGATTTCGATCTCCCCACACGGGAAGCGGTCCAGCTTGAGCGTCCAGACCGCCGTGATGAGCTGCCGTCCGGTAATCCGTTCGGCGTGACTCCGCGCTGCGGCAACCAGCGCCTCGATCAGCGCATCTTCCTCGTCGTCTTCGACCTTCAAGTGCGCCTTGGCATCGGTGACGGTCATCGGCTCAAGGACCGGCACCGTCTTCAGCGACAGCCGTTTGACGACGTCACGCGAGTAGGACGACAGGGGCCAGGAGAACGGCACCTAACTCTCCCTCTTGCGCTTCGGCTTCTCCGCTTTCGGGGCGACTTCAGCCGATTCGCCGACCAGCACCGTGGCGCCTTCCGGCTGCTGCACGAGGCGCCCTCCGACCACAGCCAGCCGGAGTTCCTTTGCACGCCGGGACGGGACCACGTCTCCCGGGGTCGCCAGCAGGACGGCCGCTTGAGGGTCGCCATCCTCAACCAACGTGGCCCCATCACCCGCGAGATACAGCCTGCGATCTGACACGAGCCCTGAAACCTCTGCGCTCGCGAGCCGCTTGATCTCGACGCGCATCAGCGGTACAGCAGGACGAGGGAGAGCTTTCCAGCGGTGAATGCCGCCGTGGCAATCGTGACTGCGGGAGCACGCACAGCCGTGAGCTTGATCGCCGTCGAACCCGACGCGTCGGGCACGATATCTTTCCGCCCCGCGGTCAACCCAGCCGCCGCCGTCGCGGCCAGCAAGTCACCCGCACCTTCGGAGTTGAAGGCCATCGTGCCCGTTGCGGACGCGCACGACGTGGTGATGTCGAGATAGCCACCCGTGATGATCGATCCGCTGCCAATGGTGCCGTCATTGGATCGCAGGACGATGGTACTAGTGGCTCCGCCATCTACAGCGAAGTCGTAGAACCCCTCCCACACCTTCAGCCCCTTGGCGCCTTCAATGACTGACATACATCACCTCGTTGTAGGTGTGACCTATCCGACTTCGATGTAGGTCAATGAGCCAGCCACGGACGTGGCGGCAGAGAGTTCGAGATTGAGCAACGCGGCGGCGGCGGTCTGAAACCACCCGGCGGCGTTGTATGGCAACAGGAGTTGTCCGTCGGCGGCAAGATCCATCACACCCGTGAGAGCCGTGCCGCCCGCACCGGACTCAAAGCGGACGGAGTTCGCTCCACCACTGGCGACCAATGCAGCCGCCAGTACGCGGATCCGGCGCCCGGTCACTGCCGCCACGAGGGTATTGTCCCCCAACGTGGCGGCAGCGACGACCGCGTATTGAGACTCGCTCTGTCCAGGCACGGCCTAGATGCCTGTGATGGTGCAGAACGCGCCCGGCCGCGTGACGGTGAATGCCGTCCTGAGCCCGGCTCGCAGCGTCCGCTCGCCTTCCTTGAACTGATCGGCGACGTAGCCGACTTCGACCACGACCCCGCGCCGCTCATCGAGCCGCGAGAAGTTGGCAAAGTCTCCGACGAGTCCCGTGTTCTCGGTGATGCCCGTCGAGACCGCGACCCGCAAACCCCACAGCCGGTTCAGCGGCACCATCGATGGATGGCCCCAGATGAATGCGCCGCTCGCTTCCTGCGCAAGGACGATGTCCATCCAGTCGTTGGGGTGGAAGATGAACGCGCCGGGATCGGCGTCGCCCGTAAAGCGAACCTTAGTGATGGCCTTCCACGCTGCGGCCATGACCGAGTCGGCACCCTTCGCCTGCGTCTGGATGCCCACGACGTTGAGGATGCCGCGGAGGTTCGGCGCCGTGCCGTTCCCGGCAATGACCTGCGTCGCCACACGCTTCCGCACCCCGTATCCCAGCCGTTGATCGAGCAGGCTGGCCACACCCCCCTCATCCTGGAGCTGTTCATCCGTCACGGGGATGGAGTCCCCGACCGAGCGGACGGTCGAACTCTTCTCCTCCCACACGAACGCCGACTCGGCATAGGCCGCGCCTTCCGCGCGTTCCGCTGCGGAGTGCGTGCGGGTTGTCTCTTCCATGTAGACGAACGCGGCTTGCGAGATCGGAAAGGCAGGAATCAATTCCAGCACTTCGGCGAGCCCTTGATCCGCCTTGCCAACTTGGAGCCCCGAACGGACAGACTCAGGTGGGAACCCGGCCGCCGTCTCGAATAACGTTTTCATGCCGATGTCGACCACGGTCGGGCTATTGAAGACGCGCTCGCGGGCGGCTTTGTACGCCTTGGTTTCGACGAACATCTGGCCGAGCGTCTTGCGCTCGTTGTCCCCGTTCCAGGGATCGGGGTGACGACCCGGAGAGGCGGGCCGTTCCAGTGCTTCGTTGCGGGCGATGTTGAGGTCGCGGATGTGCTTCATCTCTGCCGCCTCAAGCTTCTCGCCGAGGACGCTCAGTTCGTCGTTGAGGGAACGGACTTTTTCGATCGCGGCGGCGGCATCTTTCGCGCCGAGCAATTCCTGTACGGCCTTGCGGGAGAAGTCGTGCTTGTCACCATCCTGGCCCAGCTCAAACACCTTGGTGAGCTGGGTCTGTTTGGCCTTGAACTCTGCGCGCTGTTCGACCAGCGCGGGGGAGGGAGCGGGCATGGCGTCGGACTCCGGCTTGTGCCGCCAGTCCCACAAATGCAAAGGACCGGAAATCGGCGGTTGCCCGATTCCGGCCCATCACAAAGGCCATGCCCCGGGTGGGGGCTAGATGACAATCAATCTAGGCGGCGACGGGTTGCGGCGCAACTAGTTCCCGAAACACGTTCACCCACCGGCAGTGCGTGCAGAGATACGAGCGGCGCGGCTCTCCGGCTTTCGCTTGCTCGGGACCCTTGCAGAGCATCACCAGCTCGACGGGCCGCTCCGCTTCTCCGAGCCAGTAGGAACAACGATGACACCGGAGCTGCTCAGCCAACGCCCAGCCTCCGACGGGTGCGCTCGAACCGCTCGAACTCTTCGGTGGCGGCTTGCTTGACTGCGGCTTCTTGAACGAGCCGTGATTCCTCTGCTTGCCGCGCCGCGTCTGCGATACGAGCGAGTTCGGTCGCGGCCCCTGCACGTTCTCTCTCTTCCGCTGCCACCTTAGCCTCCTGTTCCTTCGCAGCCAATTCAGCGGCCTTTGCGACGCAGGGAGCGCACGCTTCCCCCTCATGTGGTTCGCCGCAGCCCTCACACTTCACGCCGACGGTGCGGGTGCCAAGACTAGAGCTCACAGTCACCGGGCTTGCCTCGAAGGGATCAATGGTCTTCAGCATGAACTTGGCGCCCTTCGCACGCCACTCCTCATCGGCCGGAGCACCATCACGAATCCAGTAGCTGAACGACCACTCCTGCTCCGGTCCCATTTCTTTCGTGGTCGCGTAGGCTTCCCGACCGCGTTCGGTCGTCATAAAGAAGTTGCCACGAAAGACAGCGCGATTCCCCTCGATGGTGATGACACCCTTGCCGACTGGCGCTTCAACCGGCTGTCCAGTCCCACGCATCTGCGCAAGAATTGCCGAGTGGCCGTATCCCGATAACTTGACGCGCACGCCGCTCGGAAACGCGCCAGGCAGAATCACCTCGCGGTCACGATCCACTTCTCCCAAGGTGTAGACGACCGCCGTGACTTCGCCTTTCGCGTCGTCCACAATCTCCAGCGGACCGAGGCCCTTGGTCCCGATATTGACCGTCGGGGTCTTTGGTTCCGTGCTCATGATTCCTCCTCTTCAGGGTCAGTCCCATTCCCGGTGATTCGCGCAGCAACGGCGGGGGGAATTTCCTCCTCCTCGCCACCATCCACTGCACCATTCGGCGCGGCGGCGCGAATCGGGTTCCCGTTCTCGTCCACCGGCATCGAGTTCGACGGACGCAGGTAAATCTTTTGCGACTCGTCTACTTCCAACCCAAGCATCGCCTGCGCGCGATCCACGCGGAGGATGCCTTCACGCACTAGCCCACCAACACGGGTGGCAAGTTGGTTGTCGTCCTCTTGAAATCCCGACACGTCCGCCGTATCGAATCGCACGCGGAAGCGTCTGGTCTGACTGACGAAGTCGGGCAGGAGTTGCCGGGATGTCTGTTTCCCCAGCGTCTTTTGCATCGGGGAGAGACAGCCCACCCACGCCATCTTCACGAGCTCGCGCATCGTCGCACCGACTTTCGTCGCCTGCATACCGGACCCGAACCCCACGACGGCCGCTGGCAACCCGAGACAGGCGCACACTCGTTCTTCGGAAATGTCCCGCAGATTCCCGAGCATCAGCTTGTTCGGATCAAACCCGAACTGCGCCACGTCCGTCGGGACACCAAGGACCTTGGTCCCGCCGCGCCCCGTGCCGGTGACGTCGTTGAAGCTGCGCTTCACTTCGTCCACATCTGCCGAAGACGGACGGAGCGACTTATCCTTGGGCGAGATGATGAGTCCCGGCACGCCCATGTTCTTGAGAATCGCCGCCGAGAAAATCGCCGCCTCGTCATCCGTGAAGACTTCCCTGAGCAACGAGGCGAGCGGCGAGAGGCCAAGTCGCGTGTTCTGAGGATCGAGCCCGAAGCGGAAATGGATCATATCGCGCGGAGCAATCCGCTCGGGCACCCCAATCCCGGACCGGAAGTCGTAGTAGTCCAAGTATCGCGACCCGTCACTCGGGTACTTCGGCGTCACGAGCCAATGCGGGAGATACCACAACTCGATCACGTCGCCGAAAGGGTTGCGGACTTTGCGGACGAACGCATTCCCGTTCGGCACGTAGCTCGCGAGGACTGCCTGCCACAGCGTGTCCCCGTCATAGAAGGGGTTCGGCTGATCAAGCAGTAACTCCGCTGCGTGATCGAGCGAATGCTCCCACACGGGCTTCTGGTTCTTCTCGGGCGGCTGCCGGCGGCTCTCCACGATGGCCTGCGCTTCGATAAACGTGCGCATGATCCACATCACGGGAGCGGCCACCACGTTCGATTCCAGTCCGCTGACGTTACGACCCATGCCGTAGAGCGACTGCGGCACCAAAGCCGCGTCGTAGAACGGCGGCGACACGGAGAAATCGTGCGCTTTCACACCGAATCCGAAGTAGTTTAAAATCTTTGTGCCGAGTCCCATAATTTCTGCTCCCTAAACCGACGCAATCAGCCACGTACCGCCGCTGACGCCTTCGGACAGCGCATCGTTGCGCGCTTCCCACCCGAGGATCGCCGCCATGCCCGCGTCGAACTTCTTTGGGCTATCCGGCCGTTCTTTGCGAAGCACCCACAACGATTGCTCCTGCTCATCCACTAGATTGGTGGCCATCCTCCGGGCGTTCGCCAGATGGGAGGCCAGTACCTTGTCGCCATCGTGGCTCAGTTCGCCCGCGCTCATCGCTGTGATGAACGACCGAATCGCATAGGCCATGGGCTTGCGCCGATTCGTCCACCACTCCATCACGACTGTGTCGCCGTACCGGCCGGCCCACGTCGCGAGCCACCCTTCCCACTTCGGCGGGTCGCAGTACATCCGTGCCACCTGATACTGCGCGAACGCATCGGTAACGGCACCATCGACTTCATCCACCGGAATCTCCCCGTCCACGGGGGCCCAGATACCGAGCGGCCAGATGTGCCCCGTCTCCACTTCGACAGCGACCAGTGCGGTCATGTCGTCAAAGCGTGATCCATCAAACCCAAGCGTAATCGTACTGCCGGGCGCAACGACGTATCCTGGCCGCACGAGCTCTTTCCACCGATCCACGTCGAACGCCACCCCAGACGCTTGCACGGGACGGTTAAGCCAGACCCGCTCTAGATACGCCGGATCGGCATCGGGCTCCCGAAACGTGCCGACGATGCGGTCCACCGCAGACCACTGCGCGATGAACGGACCGGAGGCTTCGACAATCGCGTCGTGCAGTCCCGCATCGGTGTCGAGCTTGTGCTTGTCCGATGCTTGGCGATGAAAGAAAAACAGCCGCGACGGCTTCCCTTTCTCTGCTAGACTCCGTGCGTGCTCCATCGTGTCCTCGGCGACGGACCCCGCCCCCGGTTCCGGTGCGGTGGTAGTCTCTAATGCCCACGGGTCCGCTAGGGGACGTTTCGCCATGTTCGCACGCATCACCCCCCACGCCCGCTTCTGCCCGATGAGCACAAAGCGGTGTGTCTCGTCGGCGTGCTGAAACGTCGTGCGTGCTCCGTCCCGTGCGTTTGGAGATCCCGACACCGCTTCGGCCTTCCCCTTGCCATCCAATCGGAGAATCCGTTCCAGTCCAATGTCGAAATCCCTGCCGATCTCCGACTCTTCGAGAATGCGACGGAGCGCACCGTAGGCAAGTTCTTCGGTCTGCTCCTCGGTGTAGGAGATCATCGGGATGTAGGGATCGCGGACGCCTCCCCCTACGGGCACGATAACGCCGCGCTCCTTCACCCACCCAACACACCGCACCGGGCCGCGCGGGTGCAACTCTACACCAGCGATCCATGCGGCGTATTCCGTTTTGCTGGAACCCTTGCGGAGCGACAGCGCGCACCGCTCGAACCGCCGTTTCCCCGCAAGTGGGTGGGGCTCGTTGACAATGACCCGCCGCTTACGCCGTTCCTGTTTCTGGGGGTAGACCTCATACATCTTGTAGGTCCACCCGCGCTGTTCGGTGTTCAGGATAACCGGTTCCCCCAACAAGTCCCCCGGCCCGTGACACAACTCGTCTTCGATGAAGTCGCAGACCAATGGCCCAAGCGTCGGCCACGGCTCCTCATCCAGGGGCGGATAGACAAAGAGACTCATACGACTTTCAGTACCTCACGCGGGTCCTTGCCGGAGACTTGTTTGCGCTGCCGGCGTGAAGCAGTGCGCTCCTCGGCTTGGTCACCCTTCTCGATCTCCCACTGCAACCGGCGCCGATCAATCGGGGACAGCCCGAGTTTCTCCTCGTTCTTCGCAATGCGGGTATCCGCTGCCAGGCGCCCCTGTGCATCGCCCGCCGTCCAAAAATCCTGCTGCAGTTCCGCCGTCCGGTAGACGAGCCCCAGTACGTCGGCGTCCAACCATTCGGACGCCATCGGCGAGCGCCATGCCGCTTGCCACCACGCCACCACGCGCACATGCCAGACCTCCGTCGATTTCTCGCGCTTGTAGAGTTCTGGAACCGTATTCCGCGCCGATTCCTCAACGCTTGGCAATGTGGCGCGCGTACTCTCGCGATTCCGCCGCTGCCTCAGCTCGGGGGGTTTCGGAAGTCTGGGCATGTACGGTTACACCCAACCCCATCGTCCGACAGTACCGTACAGACAAAAATCCTGC